ACACTGCTCAGGAACTTATCAGTGAACAACTGAAAGAAGTTCTTGACCCTGGAAAGAAGACAACAGGAACAGGGACCGAAGAACCTGGAAAGAACCCACAGGACGTAATTGAAATCGTTGACATTGCCGGAGCAAAGACTCAGGTACAAGCAGACGAAATCATTGTTAAGTATTTAATGCAGATTGGAGAGACAAGGGGTTCGGCCTCATTCTCTGATAAGCAGAAGAAACTGAGGGAGGACAATGGGGTGGCTAAACTGCCTATTCGATAATTTTTTAATAGGGGAGGACTTTCTAAAGAGAGTCCTCCTTATTGTTTAACAAGTAAAATAAAAACCAAAATGAAAACGTTTCTAAAAATTTGTATGCTGATGGTCATCATGCTTCTGCCGGCAACACTGTTGTTTGCTCAGGATGGTACTACACCGAGTGACCCAAGTTCTTTATTCGAATCTGCCTTTGCTACCTTCGTTGGTCTTGTGGCTGCCATTCCAGTTGTAGTGGAGTTCTTTAAGAATTTATTTGGGAAGACTAAGGCCACACCGGATTGGGTTGTACTTACATTATCATGGGTTGTAGGTATAATTATGACGATGGTAGGATGGTATTTCAACTTAGGATTTCTCTCAGGTCTTACATGGTATTGGGCGCTCATATATGGGTTTGGTGCATCTTTAGCGGCAAACGGTGTGGCTGATACGAAAATAATTCAATGGATATTCACTTTATTCCAAAAAAAGTAATTACATTTGCAGTGGATAAATAACGTGCAAGGGTAACACGCAATTACAAACAATTTAAAAAAAATATTATGTCATTAATTAACACCCGAATTCAGAACATCAGGGCAAAGGGGAACCTGGACAAGAATGAATTGCGCCCAAGCCGTTATGGTGCATTGAACTTGTTCATGCAACAGTCCGAAGACCCTGCAGGTATCTTGACCGACGAACTTAAGACTAAGGCTGAGAGTTCAATTGGTAATACCTTACAAACACCTGTGATTGATTACGACGGCGGAGTAACGATCGGAAACACTCGTTCGGTAACTATTGCCGATGCTGAGAACACTTCTCAGATGTACACAATCACGTTCGCCACTTATGCCTGGGGTTTCACCATTGTTCCGGCAATGTTCATGAACAATGAAATCTCAATGCAACAGGACTTCGAACGTAAGTTCAACAAGTACCTTTACAAGTTTGGTGAAACACTTGACTCGGCTGCCGTAGCTGCTTTGGCTGCTGCTAAGTCTCAGGTCTTTGCTGATTTACTTCAGTACACCCAAACCGGTAACGTTGTACAAGCTCCTTGGAAACTACGTGAAAACGTAATCGGGGACATCAACCCTATGATGGCTGCAAACGACCACTTTGGAGAAATCCACGTATTGGGTAATGCAGGCGTTGAGTCAATCATCCGTAAGTTGGCAGAGAAAGACCTCTACAACGCTGAGAACAAAACGCTTCAGTACAGTGACAAAATCCTTCACTTCTCCACTAGGGTGGCAAATGGTGTAGGTGAGTTCGCTAACCTGTTCGCTGTTCAAGGGGGTTCAGTTGGTATCTTAACCCGCTTCGAACGTGAGTCTTTACTCAACACTCGTATGGCCGATGGTACTGAATGGGGTATCGATACACTGCCTATGTTAAACTTCCCAATTGGAACTTACTTCTACGAAAGTAAAGGTGACTTCAACGCAATTGGTGGTGCTTCAACTGCTGACCTCACCAGAGCACGCAAAGAGCATTATGGTTTCGCAGTGGATGTGGCTTTCATCACTCCATACAACAGTGCACCGACTACAATCGCTATGCCGATTATGAAGTTCGCAATTAAGTCTGAGACCGCAACAGATGCTCCTCAGGTAGTAATTGCCAACACTACCCTTAACCCTGTAAACACTCAGGAAGTAGTGTAAATAATTAAAACAATAACTCATGAGAAAAAGGGAGTGGCTTCGACGCCCTCCCTTTTTTTTATTAAAAACATAAAGCTATGAGTTTCGGTTCAGAACTATTAAGCGGATTGACCAGTATATTATATACAGGAAACGCATCTTCTGCAATAGCAAATAATATATTAAACGATAGTGGGTCAATAGATACTGGACCATTCTCAAGCTTTAGCATTCAAGTTAAAAGCACGGGGACTTCAGGGACTTTTATATTTGAAGGGTCCAACAATGATGTAGACTTTCAACCAATACCCGTTTATAATCAAGCATTGGTTGTACGTATTCCTATAATTACAGCAATCACAGCTACTGTGAGTTCTATAATATATGAAGGGTCTTGCAACTTTAAATATATAAGACTTAGGATTGTGTCAACCATAGGGGGTGGAAACTTAATAACTTATTCCAATTTATTACGTCATCCTTTAGGTACTGTATCTCAAGTGGTTTCGAACGGAACTGCAGCTAATTTATTAGCCACTGTTTCTGGAACTGTTACAGCTACTGTAGCAAGTACATCTTTGACCCCGAGTACAACTTTAGGGTATGCTACTCATACAAATTTTAAAAGTTCTGCAGGAACTAATTCTACATTGGTAAAAGCTACAGCAGGAACAATAGGACATTTGAATGTTTATAACAGCTCTAGCTCTGTTAGATATTTGAAATTTTATAATAAAGCAACAGCCCCTACTATAGGGACAGATACAGCAGTTCTTATAATACCCATACCCCCCCGGATTTACAAACATAAACATCCCTGTTCAAGGATGGAGATTCGTTACAGGTATAGGGTTCGGGGTTACAGGGGGGTATGTAAATGGGGACACAACAGCAATATTAGCAGATGAAATCATTTTAAATATTACGTATGTATAGACCGGCAGAAATTAAAACAGGGTTGCTACACCTTTGGGGTTGGAGGCAACACCATGATGTGGCTGAGTTCACCATATCGGATAGTTTGACTCAAAGTGAAACAGGGCAATTCTTTCAGGAGATTCACCCTATGTTGACTTTGAACAACATAAAGTCTATTGCTCCAAACTTTGACTTGATTACTTATCCGGCTTGGGTTAATACTACCCAATATAGAGAAGGAGACCGAGTGACTGAGGGGGGTAAGAACTATCGTGCCAAATTGTCCAATTCAGGGAAGACCCCGGAAACCAATACAACTGAATGGGAACGATTCGACCAGTTCTCTGAATGGCTGGAGCAAAAGACTCAGGGTAGTATCTTGAAAGCAATCAGAACTTTCTGGGATGAGAAAATGTCAGAAAAGACAGCAAAGAACATTCTGGAAAGTAAGACCTTATTTAATGGCACTGGACGAATCACGGACATAATACCTTCAGGGACAAACCTTGTAGGATTTGAGTTAGTTCCAATCAGAGCCAACGGCGTTACTTTAAAAATCGATAAGATTGGACTTCAGATGACTGGTCAAGGTCCAGTCAAATTATATCTGATGCACTCAAGCAGGATGGACCCGGTTAAAGTAATCACTTTGGAAAGAACAAGGAATGCAGGCATACAATGGTTCGACCAAACAGACTTATTCCTTCCATACCTCAGCGATGAGACTGATGCAGGGGGTTCATGGTATTTGGCTTATAGACAGGATGAACTTGGTCAAGACGTTCAGGCCATAAATAAAGATAAGGATTGGAGCGCCAAACCTTGTAACACCTGTGACCCATCAGAATCCTCTAACTGGAGAGTCTGGAGTCGTTACTTAGAAGTGCATCCTTTCAAGACCAGTCAATATGAATTGGACCAAGATTCGAATCCTGAACTTTGGGATGTAGCAACGAACCTTTATACTTACACTTCTAATTGGGGTATCAACCTACAGATTTCTATTGAGTGTGATATTACTGACATTATACTCGAACAACGTAGAACCTTTCAGAACATAATCGGGCTTCAGGTTGGAATAGATATGTTGAGGGAGATGGCTTATAATCCTAACTTCAATATAGGAAGGACTCAACAAAACTTCTCCAGACAAGACATCATGTATGAAATCGATGGAGATAGTCAGGGGTATAAAAAAAGTGGTCTGGTTTACAACTTCAATAAAGCCATGGAAGCTGTCAAAATAGATACCACTCAGATGAGCAGGGTATGCTTCCCATGTAATAACAGGGGTGTAAGATTCAGAACAGTATAGCCATGAAAAAACTTGACGAACTCATATCTAGATTGAAAAGCTTCGAGGATGAAATAATAAAAGTCATCGAACAGGTAGTTCGTGAGAACGAAGCTATCATTCTGGATATGAACGCCGAGGACCAGTTGTATGAAAAGGGTATAGACAGAACAGGAACATTCATTGCTGACTATGCCCCATACGCTCCTCTTACGATAGAGATTAAGAAAGCAAAGGGACAACCCACGGCCCGGGTAACTTTAAGAGATGAAGGAGACTTTCACAGGTCCTTTTATATAGAGTACACGACTGAAGGGTTTCAGATTAAAGCTGATGACTGGAAGACCTCAGACCTTATGAAAGGATATGGGGAGGAAATCCTCGGCCTTACTGATGACAACTTTGCTGAGTTCGCAAACGATTATGTCAAACCTGCATTAGCAGAATTACTTATAAAATTATGAACATACCAGTAGTGCCAAAGCCGGATGTACCGGCATTCACAGATAAGGTAGTTGTCCAGATTCAGGATGCTCTGAAAGCAAAACTATCTTGGCTCAACTATTCATTTGGTAGAGCACAAAAATTAGTAACCCTGAAGGATAAACAAAACTACTTTTATCCTGGTGTACACATTGGAAAAGGTACATACATCAATGTACTTCCGGACCAGAACCTTGGGAATTATTCCTTTTTTGTAATCGAGGACCCTCAGAACGTGGACTTCAGAACTCACACTTCAAGCAACGTCCGGTTGAAGTATTCCCTCGTATTCTGGTTCAATCTCAATAAGATTTTCCCGGGGGTTCATGACCGAAACACTGAGGCATTAAAGGCTCAGATTATAAAGGTACTTACTCGAGAATTATTCTTGACCACAGGAAGAATTGACATACGTCAAATCTATGAACAACCTGAAAACATTTATAAAGGTTACAGTTTGAAAGAGATTGACAGTCAATACATGATGCAACCTTATGGGGGTATAAGATTTGAGGGTGAAATGATATTCATGGAAGGAGGGTGCTAATATGGTCCAGGAATTAACTCTTTTGGCCCTCAGTGCCACTTTTATTCTTCTCCTTATAACCAAATTGGGTTGGAGGGAAAAGGTCCAAATATATGGCCCTAAATTGTTCTCTTATATGTTCAACTGTGACTTTTGTATTTCCTTTTGGATTTGCTTTGTTCTGTCAGTTCTTTTATTTACTTTTGTGAACAGAGATTGGGTTGTTCTATTTTATCCAATTTTTGCTACACCCATAGTTAGAAAGATGTTATGAAGACTATCGACATAGGAATACATAAAGTTGAGATATACGATTCGATTGATGAACTGCCTGTAAAAAGATTTCATAAGTTCAATAAGTACTTACTTGTTGATGCAGGGATTGGGAGTGATATGATGGACCTCAACGACAGGATTCTGAAGATAATGAGGTACATTGATAAGTCTGATAAGACCAATGCAAAAGTGGAATTGGAGAACCTGCGCCAATCCATTTACCTTATCTCTCAGGAGACCAATGTGAAGCATCTATCTTTTATGGCCTTGGTCAAAAGTATTGATGGGGTTGAGGTCACGGACCTTTCAGACGATAATTTAAAGAAATTACAAAAGACATTCGATACTACACCACTAGGATTCTTCAGTCAATTACTGATGAACTTTAAAAAAAAAGTAGACACTGAACTGGCTTTGTACTTTCCCGGGCAATTCGATGATGCTGCATCAAGAGAATACTGTGACAAATTAAAAGCTCGAATACTTCTACAACTTGATTCGATAATACGCAAGACCAACAACACGGAGGAGATTGACCGAATAGACGATTTCCTCCTTACGTTGGCCAAACCAAAAATTTTCTCAGGAAGGGAAAGCGCAGAGATTGCATACGATAAACAGTTCGAAGATATGTGTTTGTTTTTGGCCCACGAGTTATCCCTGGACATAGACAAACTTTCTGTTCTTCAGTTCTATAATTCCTTCGAGTATATTAAAAAAATAAGGAAGAAACAAAATGGCAGATAATCCTATTAAATATAGCGACTTCATCCAACCGGATGGAAGTATCTCGGACCTCATCAAACAACTTGAGCAGGTCCAAACCACGTATGGGAAGATGAAGGATGACGTTGTCTCTGCTGCTAAAGAACTTGAGGCCGCGCTTAAAAAAGTAAACAACACGAATTCTGAAGGGCAGGACACTACAAAGAAAGGAGCCACTGAGGCCGAACGATTAGCGAAGGCCTACGATGATTTGTCCAAGTCTCAAACTAATACGGCCCAACAGTTGGCAGACCTTAAACGCCAACAAGCAGAACAGAACAACATCAATAAACTTACTGCTAAACTGAACGCTTCAACAGAAGGTTCTTATGACCGACTGTCTGCTCAGTATTCTCTGAATAAAATCAGGCTCAATGGTATGAGTAAAGAGATGAGGGAAACAACCGAGGAAGGAAAAGCCTTAGAGAAACAATCAAAAGAGATATACGAGGAAATGAAAAGGCTTCAGTCTGCCACTGGACAGAACCAACTCAATGTGGGTAACTATCCAGATATGACTGAGGCCTTAGGGGGTTACTCTGATAAGTTGAAAGAAGCAATGGGGTTGAATAATTCTTTTGGAGGGTCGCTATTATCAATGGCTCAATCTGGAGGAGGATTTCAAAATCTATTAGGGGGTATCGGTCAGGGTGTAAAATCCTTGGGGGCTTCAATGCTCACCCTTATGGCCAATCCTGTATTCTTGGCAATCGCAGGTATTGCGGCCGCCGGGGCTGCCTTTAAATTCTGGTTTGATTACAACCAAGGACTTGTTGAAGCAACCAAGTTAACTAATCAATTCACTGGTAAATCTGGAGATGACTTAAAGGCATACAGAAATGAAATCCAGGCCACTGCTGATATGTATGATAAGGATTTCAAGGAAACACTTATAGCAGTCAATGCAGTATCAAAGCAATTTGGGATTGAACAAGAGGAGGCCTTGAGATTGGTTCAAGATGGATTTATTGCAGGGGCTGACGCTAACGGTGAATTTCTGGAGAACTTAAAAGAATATCCTGCCTACTTTAAAGAAGCCGGGATTTCTGCAAGTCAATTTATTGCAATTACTACAGCAGCAAATAAGTCTGGTATCTATTCGGATAAAGGTATTGACGTAATAAAAGAGGGCAATCTTCGAATCAGAGAGATGACTGTATCAACGGCTGCTGCTCTGGATGGTATTGGTATAAGTTCCAAACAGGTTCAAAAGGATTTACAGGATGGGTCAAAGACTACATTCCAAGTCATGCAAGAGGTATCTGCTAAACTTGGAGAACTTCCTGCAAGTTCTCAGGCAGTGGGTACGGCTATCGCTGATATATTCGGAGGACCTGGAGAAGATGCAGGACTTCAGTACATTGCTACATTAAAGGACATTGATACGAACCTTGATTCTGTAAAAGAGAAAGCCGGTAAACTTGGACAACTTCAGGAAGAACAACTTAGAAGCCAGGTGGAACTCAACAACGTGATTGCCAGTCTGTTTGATGCAACAGGGGGGACGTTTGAAGAGATGACTACAGGGGCAAAGATATTTTTGAATGAGGCTCTTATAGGTATAATTAAAGGAGTGGTTGAGTTGATTAATTACTTCATAGAATTATACAACGATTCAATAGCATTCAGGGCAATAGTTCAATCCCTTGTAACAAATTGGGCAATACTCTGGAATACTATAAAATCAGTATTCACTTATGTAATTGACCAAGTAAAAGTAATCGGGAAAGCTTTACATGGAGCTTTCACTTTGAACTTTGACGAAATAAAAGACGCCTACGCTGATTGGGGTAAGAACACTTTGAAGTTGACTAAGTCAGTAGTTAATGGCACAGTGGAAGAAGTCAAAAAGGGATGGGACCGAATGCAGAAGAAAGTCAAACCTATTACTATTGGTTTATCTGTCGAGGGTTCTACTTCTACAAAGTCAACTACAGGAGGGACCGGAGGCGGAGGGGCACCTAAGAAAACACCACCTAAGAAAACAACTGATAAGGAACTGGAAGACATTCGGAAACACAATCTTGACTTGGTCCGTAAATATGAGGACTCTCAGACTGCTTTAGAAGCAAATGAATTTGAAAAGAGAAGGAAACAAACACTATTGAGTTATAGCAGACAAATAGAAGATTTAAAATATCAACTTGCTACGGATAAGAAACTCAATGAAGATGGAAGAAAGGCATTGAGTGGTATGCTTATAAACCTTGGAGAACAACAAACCAAGGAACTTCTCCAGATTGAACAGGATAGACAGACTCAAGAATTGAATCAGCAAAAAGCTGCACTTCAATTGAAATTAGATTCAGCGCAAAAAGGGTCATTGGAAGAACTGGAGCTTCGCAAAGAGATGATTGACAAAGAGAACCAGTTAGCGCTATTGGAGAATGATAAGAAACCAGCAGCCCAGAAACAGGATGTAGGAGACATCAATAAAAAGTTCGATATTCAAAGAGCAGCAATAAAGGATGAGTACAACCAATTGGCCATGATGCAATTTGACCATCAACAGGACTTGGCTGCTTCTGAATTCGATTTGCTTCGGACTACTGAAGGAGAAAAGACTCGATTCAAATTGGAACAGGAAAAGGAACGGCTCCAGAAAATTCTTGAACTTAACAAAGCCGCAGGGGTTAAACTTAGTGATGTAGAAGTAGCAACAATAGAGAACACCATTAAGAAAATAGACAACCAGATTTCAGCATCCAAGAAAGATGACCAAGACTTCTATTCGATGGTTGGTCTTAACCTGAACGATGAACAGAAAGACGCCATTGCAACGAGTACTCAATTCGCAATGGATAACTTAAATACGTTCCTACAGGCCAAAGTGGATGCTGCCAACATAGCCGTTGAAGCTGCTAACACGGAGGTGGATGCTTCCCAAAGTAAATTGGACGCTGAGATTGAAGCAAGAAATAATGGGTATGCTTCTAATGTTTCTATGGCTCAGAAAGAACTTGACCTAGCGAAGAAGAACCAAGAGAAAGCCCTGAAGGAACAGGAGAAAGCTCAAAAGGCTCAGAAGGCAATTGAAACACTTCAACAAGTTTCATCCCTTGTCACCGCCACTGCCGGGATTTGGAAATCATTTGCCGGCACGGGTCCATGGGGTATTGCTTTGGCCGTGGCTGGTACTGCTCTCATGTGGGGGTCATTCGCTGCTGCCAAGATTAAAGCTTCTCAGTTAACCAAAAAAGAATATGGTGAAGGAGGTCTTGAGTTTTTGGAAGGGGGTTCACACTCTTCAGGAAATGACATTGGGATTGGGACAACCCGGGATGGACGAGACAGAAGAGCAGAAGGGGGAGAAGCTTTAGCAATCATTCGGAGAACTTCTACAAGGAAATACAGAAAAATGCTTCCTGGTATTATAGACTCATTGAATAAAGGTATATTTGAAAAGAAATATATGGGGGCTTACGATACAGGGGGCATGAGTATCAATATGTCAAATAATAACGTAGACCTCAAGAACCTAGAGAACGACGTTAGAGACATAAAGAAACAAGGTGAAAGACGATACCACACAGACAGTAATGGTAGAGTCGTTGAAACGTATAAGAATTTAAAACGCACATATAATGCTAATTAAGTATAGATTTTCCATCAATGGTCATTCAGTAACGCCGTCCTATAAGGATGGAATCACTAAAGACTATAAACTGGAACCTCAACAGAGATTCTACAGGGCCGACTTATCCGGGTCTTTGAAGTTTATGCGGGATGATTATGAATGGATATTGGCCCAAGATTTTGAGGATGAACTCATATTGCTTATTGAGAAAAGTAACGATGGGGGTTTAACATGGAGCAATTACTACACAGGGGCCTTCTATCAGACTGATTGTCAAGTGGACCAAGATACGAAAAAGATTGAAGTAAAAGTTGACACCAGAGACCAATATGTAAATGTATTGGCCGGGCTAGAAAATGAATACAACCTCATTAAATTGTCTCCTGCTAAAACTGCTGTCACTATCCAGAAGAGACCTTTGATTCAACTCTATATTCCAGGGGACGAAGTTATAAGTTGTTTTCTGTCTGGTAACTATTGGGAACAAAGTGTGACGGAGGCAGTTACAGACACGGGGGTGTTGGTTAGTACCCACCATTTTGCTTTGGCCTCAACCCTTCAAAAAATGCTTATGTCTGGTAGTGCCATTGCAGATTTAACAGGGGACTTTGTAGGGGAGAATTCCGCAGCAATGTATGGGCCGAGTGCTACTTATAAAGTACTGTTTGAAACCAATCAACATGTTTATATTGTAGGTAATTCGGAGGATTATGGAAAGACATCCGCTGATTATGGAAGTATTTGGAAAGACAGATCTAATAACATGTGGATTCTTACAGGGGTTTCTACAACTCAACTTACATTCACTTCGTTTTTCCACGGTTCCGGAATGCTAAGCCCCGGGGAAGGATATGACTATTTGACTCACGTAAAAGGAGCAACTAACACCGGAACTGTTTCTTATGGGGTTGTTACAATACCTGAGTCAGGGGCAACTGTTGGGTTGTTCAGCCTAAGAAAAAGCTCAGATAACGTCATTCACTTCTTTTGTCCAACAAGTTATGAATCAAGACCAACAGGAACAATCTCTTTCAAACCATATCAGGGGACTGGTACTTTGTCCGGGTATCAGTATATAACTCCTGTATACATGCGTTATCTATTGGATGTAGAAAAGATATCTGGTTTGAACACATATCCTTTAGCTGCTACAGATATTGTGGATGACAATAGGAACTACAAAAGAGCTATCGGGTATGCAATTGACTGTGTGTCTATTTCCAACTACCTAAGTACCACCCCAACAGAATATGGGATAGCAGACAATGGAAAGTACTTTCAAATGCCTTACACTCTTTGGGGAGCTAAGTTTTATCCTGTGGCTCGAAGCACTTGGGGGTTGAGTTCTGTATGGTTTGCTTTTGAAACATTTGACTGGATTCTGGAGGAACAAGGCCGGAAGTCTTACACAATGAAAGACTCAACCTTAATCTCTGATGCTATCAAAGTTTTATTGAATGAAATCGACCCTACTATAACACACGATGGAACTTCTGAATATAGCCAATTTTTATACGGCACTACGAACCCTATAACTTACAATATGTTCAGATTGATGATTACTCAAAAGTCGAATATATTGGCCGGAGAATATGACCAACCTGCACAAAAAGCCCCCATCACATTGAGTGCTATAATGGTGATGTTGAGGGATTGCTTCAAATGTTTCTGGTATATCGAAGACAACAAATTCAAAATCGAGCATATTTCTTGGTTCAAGAACGGGGGTACATATTCAGGGTCTCCTGCTATTTCCTATGACCTTACAACTTTAATTCAGAGAAAGAATGGAAAGCCTTGGGGGTTCCTTTCCAGCAACTACAGCTATGATAAAGTGGACATGGCCGAAAGGTATGAGTTCGCTTGGATGGACGATGTGACTGAGGGATTTGAGGGTTATCCTATTGAAATCAATTCAAAATATGTTCAGAGAGGTAAATTGGAAAACGTAAATATTTCTACTTTTACTACTGACATTGACTATATGTTATTGAACCCAAGCGCAATCACTCATGATGGATTTGCATTGATGGCTGTTGTACCTACGCCTAATCTTTTCAATAGAAATGATTACGATATTTCAGAGGGGTATTATTTGAACACTGGAACGGGAGGACTTATAGCTCATTCCAATTATGGCACAACTGGGTACATATCCGTAAAAGCAAACACAAACTATGCTTTAGGTCCTTGGGAATTCATGGTTTGGTATGACTCTAATAAGACCAGGATTTCAGGAACCAACATAGCAGTCACACCAAGTTATGTTCATAAGTCTCCAGCCAATGCTGCTTATGTTAGATATTCCCTTTCTGGAATAAGTACATGGAAAGACAAATTTAAAATAGTAGAAGGCACGGACCTTAATGCTTGGGTGCTTCCATATATCCAGAGGGATATTGATGGGGCAGAACTTAGGCTTCAGAATGGAATTCTAAGTTGGATATACCTGCACCCAAATTATTGGGTTTGGGACTTACCAGCAAGGAACGTAACTATAAATAAAGACTCTTATACTTGGGTCCAAGGTATTGAACGGAAAAAGAAACAAAAAATATCTTTCCCTTCAATAGACGACCCGAATCCTCTTCAGATAATAAAAACACCCATGGGGGACGGACAGATTGAAAAATTATCTATAAATTTGCAGAGTAGAATGAATGACATTGAATTGAAGTATGACACCGAATAACAATCTATCTATATTGCCATTTTACTCGAGTCTATCCAAACTGAACCATAGGAAAGACTACGCATTCGGAGAGGTCTTTCCTCTGATAACTCCGGATAGAATGATATTGCCTTTTCAATTCAGTAGACCTCATGTAGCAGACGTAAACTTTGCAATAGCCATTGATAAATTAGACGGGTCTTTCCACCAGGAAGTAACAACATATTTGAAAGACGGGGGTATGCAAATAAAGCAGTTCCCTTCATTGGGTTATGACTTAATCATAAACCCTGGAGCACTTCCAATCCCTGTTGATATTCCAGAGGGTCAATATGTTTGTCACTACGTTGATTGGAATGGCCCGAATATAAACAATGACTTATACAGTGAAGTGTTTACGATGGTCCGTAATGTGGATGACTATTTGAGCATAGAGTATAAGGACGTAGATGACTTATATTATACTGATGGGCACTTAGATTTTTCAAGTGGATTCGCTTTTAAGATATATCTCCCAACTCAAGTAGGCCGACCTGATTATGAATTTGATGAGCAGGTGGATAAAAGAGACGGGTATCAATTCATTGAAAAACAAATAAGTGAAAAGACTTATAAGTTTAACTTTGTAGCTCCTGAATTTTTACTCGATGCTCTCCGGGTTGTAAGGATGATGGATGTGGTAACTATTAAAAGTAAAGGGGAGACTTATAAAGTTGACCAATTCCTTATGACCCCAAAATGGCAAGATGGAGGGTACTTAGCTGCTGTAGAGGTTGAATTTCAATGTGACACCATCATCAAAAAGATTGGACGAGGCTACACTAATCCAACTGCTGGAGACTTTAATAATGATTATAATAACGACTTTGACAAATAAGAATTATGGCAAACTGGTCAACACTGAAAGCATCTGTTGCTTCAATTATTAAAACGAATGGAAATCAAGAAATCACTGGTCAGTTATTGCAGAATGTTCTTGATTCAATAATTTCGAACGTAGGACAAAACTCATCCTTTAAAGGGTTTGCAGTTCCTGCCACAGCCCCTGGAACTCCGGACGGTCCTTGTTTTTATTTGGCTAATACCCCGGGACTTTATGCAAATTTCGGAGGGGTAGAAATAAAGAGAAATAGTTTGAACGTACTGAGTTACACAAATGGTTCATGGTCCAGGTTAAACGTCTTTTTCCCATATTACTTTGGTACGTATTTTCTTCAGAACGAAGGAGAAACCAATGTGACTATAGCGGGCCGGACAATTTCAATCTCTGGAGTTCGTCGGTCAAACCATGCAGGGTTCTGGGATGAAATGGACCAGAGCTATTCGTTTGATATGCCGGGTCAATATGACTACATCCTCGTAAGAAAGAACGGCCAAATAAATCCATCAGTTGGAAAACTAGAATTTTCAAAAGGAACCCATGACTATTTCTGGCAAGAATCTGACGACTCAGAATACGATGTGTTTATCTATTCGGATGGAGGTTTCTGGAAAAGTCAAATCCCTGAAGTTCAAAACTTGATTGATAAGTATTACAACCCTATCCATACAAAGACTATTACAGATTACCCCATGGGGGTTTTATTTAATAGCTCCGGGGATTTTGGAACAATAATGAAAGCATTCTTTAATCATCAAACTGTTCAACGTGATGGCTATCTCAGTGAATTAAAAATACAAACTTTCTTCACTGGAGAAATTTATTTACTTGTAATGCGAGAAGGAATCACAGAAGGTAAGTGGTTAACTGAAGTAAGTAGAACAAAATTAGGGGTCAATTATGGAACTACTACTTTGGGGGGTTTACGAATTTCAGTAAAGTATGGAGATTACATTGCTATTGCTTCTACAGATGGACGTACAATAGCTGGGAAAGTAGAATCAACTGGGATTGGTAGACACGAGACGGATGTGAATGCTGATTTCGATGACCCATTCTATGTCACTACTGAATCTGGACCTATGAATGATATTACTTTCCAATATTCATTTAAGGTTCTATCACTGAAAACAATAGGTGCTGTAGATTATTTGAATGAAGATATTGTTCAGTATAGCGAATTCACAAACCCGAACTCTGCTTTTCAACAACAAGGGTGGCTTACTCACGTAGACCCTATTACTTATAACGGAATTCTTCACAAGATAAGAATCCAAGTAAATGGAGCCGGTACCGTTACATTCGGGATTGGAATACTGGACCAATGGAACAAAGCCATAATTCGTGACACGCATGATGTTGTCTTGGCTTCAGGGATTAATGAAAAAGAGGTTGAGTTCCCTGTAAGAGCAAGAGACCGTTTGTTTGTAAGATTAAATGGTGATGGGGTTAACCCTGGAACTATTATGTATTTCCATTCCTTTGGTTCTGGGGTAGGTCCAAATTTCTTTTACTCTGACACTGTTGAACAACCACTTAATTATTTAGCAGGAGTGGAATCTTATGGGGGTGGAATACCTTTGACTTTTTGGGTTCGAAACAGAGAATCTATTTTTGCTTTCAAAGAGGACTTAGAAGAAGTACGAGTTCAAGTTGAAACTTTAGAAAACGTTGTTAACGCTGGAGTTTTGAAAATTAAATCCCCCCTCGGGGCAGAATTCCAAATCATAGTTAATGAAGCCGGAGTTCTCTCTACTATTTCTTTAACCGTTCATAAATGGTTGGCTTTGGGTAACTCTATCACCCTTCATGGAATTGCATCATTCTGGTGGGGCAATTGGGGTATGGCTGCCACAACCAGAGATAAGGATTGGGTTCACGTTCTCCAGACCAAACTGGCAACAAGATATGGTGCGGCTCCTGCGTTTGAGGCTTACAATATTGCTGCTTGGGAGACTGCTCATAATACTTACGACAAAACTCAAATGGATGGGTATTTTGATGGAGACGAAGACTTAGTAGTTCTGAAGATTGGGGAGAACGTTTCATACGATGCGAACTACCAAAACAACTTTGACTTACTTATTAAGTACATAAGGTCTAAGGCCCCACAAGCTAGAATCGTGGTATGTGGTTGTTTCTGGACTTCTTCAGAAAAGGACACCGCCCAGAAAAATGCAAGCGACGCAAACAGTTGTATATGGGTTAAGCTATCTCAATTGGATAACGCAGCAAACAAATCAACACTTGATACCCAAGTCTACGGGGATGACTTACAATGGCATACAATTTCTGATGGGGGGGCTATTGCTCCAGGGGTTGCAGCTCATCCAGGTGACTTAGGTATGACTAACATTGCAAACGCAATTTACGCAGTATTATAATTCTTAACTTAAAAACAAAAATGGAGAAAATTATCGTAACACTTTGGATGACTTTTGGGATCTACATGATGGTCCTTTTAGCAATTTTAGCTGACCTCTGGAGCGGAGTTCGTAAAGCTAAAAAGAACGGAATAGTTCGTTCGTCGTATGGGTTCAAAAGGACCATCGACAAAGTGGCTCGCTATTACAATGTAATGCTTGCCCTCACAGTAATCGACACCATGCAGATGGGGTCACTGTGGTACTTAGAAAAGTTCTACAATTACCATTGGCCAATATTCCCTATAGTGACTTTGGTAGGGGCAATAGGTATTTGCTTGATTGAAATAAAGAGCATATATGAAAAGGCCGAGGATAAGGTTCGTATAGAAAATGTGGCTAATATGGCAGGGAAGATTATCACTAATAAGGATGATATTTCTGAGATTGTAAAGGCCGTAGTTAATTATATGAACACCCCTGAATGTGCTAAGTTTGGGACTCCTAAATGTAATCCAGTTGTTGCAGATTGTAATTACCCAGAAACTCCTTGTAAAGTATGAAACCAATATTTGTCTTAGATAATGGGCATGGGGTTGAAACCCCTGGAAAGCGAAGCCCAAAGTGGAAAGATGGAACTCAGCTATTTGAATATGAGTTCAACAGAAATATAGTAAACAGGATTGCTAAAGGGTTATCCCTTTTAGCAATCGACTATAAGATATTGGTCCCTGAGACTATCGATATTTCACTAAGTGAAAGAGTTCGTAGAGCGAATAAAATCCAGAATGGAATCTTGATAAGTGTTCATGCAAATGCCGGGGGAGGTTCAGGGTTCGAGATTTATACCAGCCCCGGAAAAACCCAATCGGATGACATTGCAACTATATTTTGTCAGGAGGCAGAAAAAGCTTTTCCTGAATTCAAAATGAGATTCGATAAGTCTGATGGAGACCTGGACAAAGAAGCAGACTTCTATGTGTTGTCAAAATCAAATTGCCCTGCCATTCTGACAGAGAATTTGTTCATGGATAACGAACAGGATTGTAAGTTCCTGATGACTGAGAATGGTAGACAGAGGATTGCTGACTACCACATAAATTCTATCATTAAAATATGGAACAATTCCAAATAATATGTATGAACCAAAGAGGTTCAAAATAGGGGCCATTTTAGCCCCTATTTTTGTTTGACCATATAAAGATATTCAATGATCAAAAATAATTAAGACACATGGATAAAATCAATAGAAAATGGGTATTAATAGGGATTATATTAATTGCCCTAGGATTCTTGGCCGGAAGATGGACAATGAAACCAATAGAAAAAGTAGAGTATATTAAAAGCGGAACTGTTCATGATACAATCCCAAAACCAGTACCATATTTAGTAGAGGTTCCAAGCAAACCCATATTGCCGACTAAGACTAATACTATTAGAATTCCAGGCCAACCTGAGATAATAGTTCAAAAGGTTGACACTGCCCAAATAATTGCTGAGTTTATAAAAAAGAACAGTTATAAGGAAACCCTGTTCGACAATGATACCCTCGGAACTATGACCGTTGACGCAGTGGTTCAATATAACCAGATGCAGTCTTTGGGGTATTCGTTCACCCCCATCCATAAGCAAATAACAATCGAACGGAAGAAAGTATTGACTCCATTCATATCTACCTCAGTAAACACCCTCGGAGTTTTTGGGATTGGAGGAGGAACCTATTGGAACAACATCGGATTAGAGTTGAAATACATGACAGACTTCCAGAAGAAAGGGTTCGAACTCGGGACTCACATCAAATTTTAGCCACAATAAGAAACAATGTAAACAATCCATTGTGTATCTCTGAATTCATTTGCCTGTAAGGGTTTAAGACCAGTTCACACAATGTAAACAATAACTACCCTAAAAGACCTAAATAAGTAAATAATGAGAAAAATAGGGGTATAAGAATCGAGAAAACACGTATAAGGGTTAATAGGAAAAATTGTTTACATTGTTTCTCAGGGTAAAAAACCACTCATAAATAATTGATTTTGAAATGATTATACCTGCCACAATGGATTGTGGCATTGTGTACCAGAAAAATAGTTTCACTTTTCTCTGAAATAATTTTTTTATCTGGAACAAAAGCCATACATTTGCACCATACAATTCAATAATCAATAAAATGATGAGGACAATTAAAGTAAAGGAAATAATCGAAACCCGGGGGTTGGACATCAAGGAGGTGGCCCGCCAACTCTTTCCCAAGAACAAGTACCCGGACTTGGCACTCAATAGAGTGATGAAAGGGAAAAACGTTCTTGATGCTGACCAAATCAGCAAGTTGGCACTAATGGCCGGGATTCCGCTCTCTGAATTGTTCTCAGGTGAAGCATGGAAAGCTTTAAGTCGTAAAGGTGTACACGTATTTACGAACGGGGACTTCAGAGCAGAACTTGACTCAGAGACTTGGATGACTAAAGTCTTCCACAAAGACTCTATGTTTCATGAATCAATCATTCATTCAGGGTCTACACCTCTGAGCGAATACCTCAACCAACTGGATTTAATTATTAACAATTTTAAAAAGTAAGACGTATGAATCAAGTAGAAGTAAAGGTCATGATTAATGTTCAGGACCCGAATCAAATTCAGGCATTGAATGCCTTATTTGCTACATTAGCAGGTGAACAAGTTCCACAGACCAAACAGGAACAAAAGCCTACTACCAAAGTGACTGAGAAACCAAAAGCGGAAAAGCCTAAGGAAGAACAAACCAAACAGGAAACCGCCACGACTCAGGAAACTGCTAAAGAAGAAAAGGACGAAGCCACTGAAATCAAAATCGAAGAAGTGAGAGCTTTACTTGCCAAGAAGGTAGAGAACAACAGGGCTGAAATCAAAACCAAACTTACTGCCTTGAATGCTCCAAACGTAACAGCCTTGGACAAATCAAAGTATGTTGAGTTCGTTGACTTCTTAAACGGTTTGAAATAATGGCAGAACAAGTAGACCACTCAACCAGAAAGCACGCTTTGCTTTCTGCCTCTGGAGCTCATCGCTGGTTGCATTGCACACCGAGTGCCAGACTGGAGGAAAAATTTGAAGAATCCTCTCCCGCAACTTCTTCTGTTTATGCTGATGAAGGAACGTTGGCCCATGAGTTCGGAGACCTTAATTTGAAAAAAGCTGCCGGTCATATCCCTGACTCAGTCTTTGAAAAGGAAATAAAGGAACTTAAGAAACACCCCCTTTACTCTTCAGAGATGGAAGGTGAAGTTGACAAGTATGTTACTTATGTTCTGGAGGCTTTCAACGTGGCCAAACAGAAAACACCTGACGCAGTTCTTATGATTGAGGAACGTCTAGACTTCTCCCATTTGGTTGAGCAAGGGTTTGGAACTGGTGACGCTGGTATTATTGCCGACGGAGTCCTTGAAATCATTGACTTGAAATATGGTAAGGGTATCAGAGTTGATGCTGAGGAAAATCCTCAATTGATGCTTTATGGTTCCGGGGCTCTCAGGTCATTCGAGTTAATGTATGACATCCATACAATTAAAGTTACTATTGTTCAACCAAGACTTGACCATATATCTTCTTGGGAAACACCTGTAAAGGATTTAATGGCATGGGGTGAGAAGACAGTTAAACCTGCAGCCGCCAAGGCTTATCTAGGTCAAGGACTTCAGAAAGCAGGGGACCATTGCAAATGGTGTAAAGTAAAAGGTATGTGTGCCACCTTGGCCGCAAAGAATATAGCTTTAGCTCGTCATGAGTTTAAGGACCCACACCTTTTGACTGATAAACAACTCATCGAGGTCTTTGCTCAAATCCCAATGTTACAGGATTGGGCGAACGCAGTAGGTGAGTATTTACTTGCAGAAGCTTTGAAAGGTAAGCAATGGCCCGGATATAAAATCGTTGAAGGTCGGAGCCTGAGAAAATGGGTTGATGAAGAAAAAGTCGTAGAGACTTTAGAATTGAATCATGACCCAAAAGAATTCATGGTTTCAAAACTTGCTGGAATACCTGCAATTGAAAAACTCCTTGGCAAGAAAGAGTTCCCTAAGGTCTTAGGGGAATTGGTCATCATACCTCCAGGCAAACCTGCATTGGTCCCAATGTCTGACAAACGCCCTGCTATGGGTATTGAACAGGCTAAACTGGATTTCAAAGATGAAATTTAGTTTCACTTTTCACTGAAATTATTTTTTTATCTGAAAAAGAATCCGTATATTTACGAAGTATTTTAAACAATTAAAAATTATCGAGTATGTCAGAAACAAAAGTTATCACAGGCAAAGTGCGGTTCTCATACGCACAGGTTTTCGAACCAAAAGCAATGAACGAAAGTTCAACACCAAAGTACAGTGTTTCACTTATCGTATCTAAAAAGGATAAGAAAACCCTGGACAAAATTAAGGACGCAATCGAGAGCGCTATTGAAGAAGGGAAGACCTCAAAATGGGGTGGAAAAGTTCCAAAGAACTTGAAGACTCCTCTTCGTGATGGGGACGAGGAAAGAGAGGATGATGAAGTATATGCAGGAGCCATGTTCGTGAATGCAAACTCTTCAAACAAACCCGGGCTCGTGGATGAAGACCTTAACCCTATCTTGGACAAATCCGAATTTTATTCAGGTTGTTACGGTAGGGCTTCTATCAACTTCTATGCTTATGATTCAAACGGAAGCAAAGGTATTGCTTGTGGTTTGAACAATATTCAGAAATTAGAAGATGGTGTTCGTCTTGCTGGGGGAGGGGCTTCAGCTGAAGAAGATTTCGGCAAAGAGGACGACGATTTGATGTAAGAATTAAATGTTTCGGATAGAAGGCAAACCAAGACTCATTATGCCTTAGAAGAGAGCAATATCCGAAACATTTTTTTTTTATGGGGTGTTGATGTAATTGGCGCATAGACTGGAATGAAACAACCAAGCTGCTGGTCATGAACGGTGTAGAGCATGTTAGTAATTCAAATTAAGGTCTGAGGGGGTTCGATTCCCTTACGCTCCACAGTTGCTTAGCAACTATCTGACTTACCCTACAGAACGAACACTGAGAGGCTGCAAGATGGGTGACACCGAGGAAAGACTCGGATTCATATAAAAAATATTATGGCAAGAGAACTTCATATAGATATTGAGACATTTAGTTCCGTTGATATTAAAACCTCCGGAGCTTATAAGTACACCCAATCACTTGACTTTGAGATTCTTCTTATAGCCTATGCCTTTGACGATGAACCAATCAAGATAATAGATTTGGCTCAGGGTGAACAAATCCCTCAGGAATTAATTGACGGGTTGCTTGACACTGAAGTTCATAAGTGGGCTCACAATGCTACATTCGAACGTAACTCTTTTCGTCAATATGGGTATGACATCCCAATTGACCAGTGGTATTGTTCAGCGGTCAAAGCGGCTTACTGTGGTTTGCCTCTTTCCCTGGACTTAGTCTCTAAGGCTTTGAAGCTTGAGGAGAAAGGGAAACTGTCAACAGGTAAGGCATTAATTAGATACTTTTGCATTCCTTGCAAACCCACGAAAGCAAACGGGATGAGGATGAGAAACTTTCCACAGGATGACCTGGAAAAATGGGAAGACTTCAAACTCTACTGTATAAACGACGTTGAGGCTGAGAGGGAAATCGGAAAAAGACTTGAACAATATGAAATGCCAGACTTTGAAAGAATCAACTATATAGTGGACCAGGAAATCAATGACGCAGGGGTTTTGGTTGACCTTGGTATGGTTCAGAATGCAGTTGATATTGACAATAAGTTCAGTGATGAAACCACTGAAAGAATGAAAATATTAACCGGGGTAGAAAATCCAAACAGCCCGTCACAGTTAAAGGAATGGTTGAGTAGTGCCTTAGGAAAAACTGTAAGCACCTTGGCAAAAGACTCTGTCCTCGAACTCCTTAGCGAATCTGATGACGAGGCTGTTTCGGATGTTCTTGATGGGCGTTTAAAAATGTCAAAGTCTTCCACAAAGAAATATGTATCAATGCTCAATTGTACATGTGGAGATGGAAGGGCTCACGGTCTTTTCCAGTTCTATGGGGCAAACAGAACAGGACGTTGGGCCGGGCGTTTAATCCAATTGCAGAACCTGCCTCAAAACCACATGAAGGATTTGGACCTTGCAAGAGAAGTAATTGCCTCAGGTGATTATGACCTTGCAATGATGCTTTACGACAACATTCCAAACATCCTATCGGAACTCATTCGAACTGCTCTTATTGCTCCTGAGGGTTACACCTTTGCAGTATCTGACTTTAGCGCAATCGAGGCGAGGGTTCTTTCCTGGGTTGCTCAGGAAGAATGGAGGCTTGAGGTATTCAGGACCCACGGAAAAATATATGAGGCTTCAGCGGCTATGATGTTTGGGGTGCCAATCGAATCAGTGACTAAGGGTTCTGAGTTAAGGCAAAGAGGTAAGACTGCCGAACTTGCTCTTGGCTACCAGGGTTCGGAAGGAGCTATGGAAAAAATGGACAGAGAGGGAAAAATCCCACCCAATGAGAGAAAGGTAGTTGTAAATAAGTGGCGTAAGGCAAACCCAAAAATAGTAAAACTTTGGGCAGATGTTGAGTCAAGCGCTATTCATACAATCGAGACTCGGAAGTCAACAACCCTTGGTTTTTTAAAATTCCATTACGATGGTCATATCTTCAGAATTGAACTACCCTCAGGTCGAAGTCTTTTCTACATTCAACCCAAAATGGGGGTAAACAGATGGGGCATGAAAAGTATAGTCTTTAAGGGTATGGACCAGGTTATAAAGCAATGGACATCGATTGAAACCTACGGGGGTAAACTGGTTGAGAATATTGTTCAGGCAATCTCAAGAGACTTACTTGCTTATTCAATGCAGGCTCTGAGAGAAGAAGGGTTCAAGATGGTGATGCACGTTCATGACGAAGTCATTTGCGAAGTAAAGGAAGAAATTCAAAAGGAACAATTAGAACTCATGGAAACCATTATGGGCTATGAGGTTCCCTGGGCTCCGGGACTTCCTCTGGTTGCTGATGGTTATACTACTAAATTCTATAAAAAAGATTAAGACTTATGATAAAATTCGATGGTGATTTAAGCCTGGCCGTTGGCATGTCGGCAAAATCTAAAATCTGGAAAAATAAAAAATTCAAATGGTCCGACTTAGTTACTCGATTAAAAGAAGAAAATAAGACTAACGAAACCCTGAAGGAATTCATATCAGCCACAAAGGAGGAACAACTTAAAATCAAAGACGTTGGGGGTTACGTCGGAGGATATCTTCGGAATGGGAGACGTAAGCCTGAGAACGTAGTTCATAGACAGTTAATGACTTTAGACATTGACTTTGCCCACAAAGATTTCTGGGAAGATTTCACCCTTCAATTTAACAATGCCGCTATCCTGCATGGGACTCACAAACACTGTGAGACTTCTCCCCGGTATCGACTCATAGTTCCCTTGTCAAGGGAATGTACACCAGACGAATATGTAGCAACTGCTCGACAGGTTGCAGGTCTTATGGGTATCGAATTGTTTGACAAGACTACATTCGAGACCAACAGACTTATGTTTTGGCCGTCCTCCCCAAAAGATGTTGACTACTATTTTCAATTTCAAGATGGTCCATGGGTTGATGTTGATGAAGTCCTTGCCAGTTACGCAGATTGGAGAGACTCAAGTCTTTGGCCTACTGCCGATAGAGAACTACAGGAAGTAAAAGACTCAGCAAAGAAACAGGAAGACCCTGAGAATAAGAAAGGGATTGTGGGGGCTTTCTGCCGAACATATTCAATCACTGAGGCAATAAGTAAATTCCTTGACGACGTATATATCTCAACAGACATCGAGGACAGATACACTTATTCAAAAGGAACAACGTCCGCAGGGTTAATCATATACGATGATAAGTTTGCTTATTCGCATCATGGAACTGACCCTTGCGGAGGTAAACTCTGCAATGCTTTCGACTTAGTTCGTATACACAAATTTAATCATCTGGATAACGATGACCACTTCCAAGGTCAAAAGCCCAAGAGCTTTGCAGCCATGGAAGAACTAGCCAGGGAAGACAAAGCGGTCAAAAAGATAATAGCTACGGAAAACATTCAAGAATCCAAATATGACTTCTCTGAAGACCTGGAAGAAAACGAAGCCGTTGAGGATGAAGATATTGAATGGATGCAGGAACTGGAAGTTGACTCAAAAGGAAATTATCTGTCAACCTCTGTCAACCTCAACCTTATATTCTCCCATGACCATAGACTCAAGAAATTATTCAGGCAAAACGACTTCGATGGAAAGAGGTATGTATTTGGAAATTTACCATGGCGCAAGGTCCTGAAACCTGAACCGGTTAAGAACGTGGATTACTCAGGGGTAAGAAATTATATTGAAAGTATTTACGGTATTTCTGGAGCCATGAAAGTGGAAGACTCAATGGCTTTGGAATTTGAAAAGAACCACTTTCACCCTATCATTGACTATTTGAAAGTACTTGAATGGGACAAGATTCAAAGGATTGATTCAGTGTTGCACAAATACTTCGGAGCTGAAGACAGCATCTATACGAGCGAGGCCTTCAGAAAGATGATGGTAGGAGCAGTGGCAAGGGTTATGGACCCGGGGGTGAAATTCGATTTGGTCCTCACTCTGGTAAGTCAAACCCAAGGAACTGGAAAAAGTTCTTTCTTAAAAGCTATTGGCAAATCCTGGTTCTCTGATACCTTTCTAACAGTTCAAGGGAAAGAGGCCTTTGAACAACTGCAAGGGGCTTGGCTTATTGAAATGGCTGAACTTTCGGGGTTAAAGAAAGGGGACATTGAGACAATCAAACATTTCATTTCTAAACAAGAAGATTGCTTTCGCCCTGCCTATGCTCGAACTTCTGAGACATATCCAAGGCAATGTGTTTTCATTGCCACTACAAATGAAAGCACCTTCCTCAGAGACCCATCAGGAAATAGACGTTTTATGCCGGTGGATATTCACAACGTGAAACTTACTGAGAACCCAAAGCTTATGGCGCTTTTGAAGGACCCAAATACTATTGACCAACTTTGGGCCGAGGCTATGTTCTTATATCGCAAAGGAGAAAAACTCTATTTGAGTTCTGATGCTGAAAAGATTGCCACGGTTGAACAGAAGAAGCACAGTGAGACAGATGAACGCCGGGGGTTGATTGAAGCTTATTTGAATAGGCTTCTCCCTGAGAATTGGGACACCTTGGACCTATACGAACGCAGGGCTTATCTGGAAGACCCTCTCAGCGAAAAAGGTAAAAGTGAAAGAGTATTCACTTGCATAGCAGAAGTCTGGTGTGAATGCCTCGGGAAGAACAAAGAGGACATGGACAGATATAAGACCAGAGAAATCAATGACATTCTCAGGGGCTTAGATGAATGGGAACATATCAACTCAACTCGAAACTTTAAGATATATGGCAAACAGAAGTATTACGCTAGAAAGCTCGATTAACTTTGAAACCAGGGAAGAGTATGAAAAATATAGAAAGCGAGAAAACATTAGAGCGTTTGTTGAAGAGTATCGTAGAGTCAAAGTTGAAAGGCCTATGTCTGAAGTTACTGTCGGCACATATAACAGGATTGCCCGACAGGCTTCTCCTCCTTCCTGGTGGGAGAGTCTTGTTTGTGGAGATAAAAACTACGGGGAAGAAATCTCGGAAGATTCAAATTTTCATCCATAACAAACTTAGGGATTTGGGTTTCAGGGTAGAGGTGATTGATTCCTCAGAACAAATAAAGAAATTGGTTCAAGATTATGAATGAAAAAGACTTACACGAATATCAGCAAACGGCTGTTGACCATATCATAGAGAATACTCACGGGGCTTTGTTTCTAGAGATGGGATTGGGTAAAACAGTCTCTACCTTGACAGCAGTCAACAGGCTGATGTTTGAAGAACTGGACATTGCCAATGCTTTAGTGGTTGCTCCCAAAAGGGTGGCCGAGAGTGTATGGGTAGACGAAGTAGAAAAATGGGAGCACCTTAGTCATTTGAAAGTTTCAAAGATAATAGGGAACGATAAACAAAGACGCAAGGCCTTATCTGAGAAAGCAGACATCTATACAATAGGCCGGGACAACATTGCATGGCTGTGTGGTCAATATGGGGGTTCGATGCTTCCATTTGATATGCTGATAATAGATGAGTTAAGTAGTTTCAAGAACCCAAAGTCTGTAAGGTTCAAGGCTCTCAGGGGTGTACAACCTTCATTCAAAAGAGTAGTTGGATTGACAGGAACCCCTGCCCCTAATGGATTGATTGACTTATGGAGTCAAATCTATTTACTTGACAGGGGCAAAAGACTTGGAAAATTCATCAGCCACTACAGAGAGGACTATTTCAAACCCGGAAAAAGGAATGGGGCAATCGTTTACTCTTATGACTTGGTCACTGATGGTGAACAAAAGATTCATGAGAAAATCGGTGACATCTGCATGAGTATGAAGGCTAAAGACTATTTGGATTTACCGGGTCGAATAGACAACATCATCAACATTAAATTCCCTCCAGACATCCAAGCCCAATATGACGCATTTGAAAAGGAACAAGTCCTTTCACTATTCCCTGACGTAGAAGAGGGAAAAGAAATTTCTGCAGTGAACGCGGCGGCACTATCCAATAAGCTCCTCCAGTTTTCCAATGGGGCTGTGTATGACGAGAATAAAAAGTATCATATAATCCACGACCTCAAGATTGATGCAGCAAAGGAAATCATTGAGGATGCTAATGGCAAACCGGTATTGATAGCCTGGACCTACAGGCATGACATGGAACGTCTGATGGTTGCTCTGAAAGGTTACAAACCCCGGGAACTTAAAACAGACCAAGACATCAAAGATTGGAATGCCGGAAAAATCCAGGTGATGCTTATGCACCCAGCTTCTGGAGGTCATGGGTTGAACCTTCAAGCAGGTGGCCACATCATTATTTGGTTCGGTCAAACCTGGTCCTTGGAACTTGAACAACAGTTCAATGCTCGTCTGGATAGACAGGGACAAAAAGAAGTAGTAATTATTAACAAACTGGTTGCTTGCAAAACTATTGACCAAGATGTGATAAAAGCTCAGGAAAGAAAGAGCGCTAAACAGGATGGTCTTATGGAGGCAGTCAAAGCTAAAATAAAGAAGTATGTCGGAAAAGTTTGACAAACAGTATTTGCGTATTGCTCAGGTCTGGTCTGAGAATTCTTACGCTAAGAGATTAAAGGTCGGGGCAATCATAGTCAAAGACCAGATGATAATTTCTGATGGGTATAATGGTTCACCGAAAGGGTTCAAAAATGAATGCGAGTATATTGAATACCAGAGAAAAGTCCATCCTTACTTCGATATATTCGGGATTGAATCCGATACAGAAGGGAGTATATTTAAAAATGGGAAACCGATTTCTAAATGGATTCATACTTCTGGAAAGTACCAATGCTGTAAAATTGGGGGTATTCAAAGAAGAGTATCTAATGTTGTAATCAGTACATTTGTTGAAAATCCGGACCCCGATTTCTATACGCAAGTAAATCACATAAACTATGATGTGGAGGACAATAGACTTATAAATTTGGAATGGTGTTCTAATAGATATAATTCTATTCATAGAAGTCAAAGAATAGACAAGTCTTGCGAACATCCTGGAGTTCATTTTGACCCGGATAGAAATAAATGGGTTGCTGCTGTTTGGACCCCGGAAAAATACATACATAAGAGATTCGATAATCCAAACGAAGCGGCCGAGTTTTATATGAGTTCAGTTGACCCAAGGACTTTTCAAACGGTTAAATATACAGATATAAAGACTCACCCTTATGTTCTCCATGCTGAGGCCAACGCCATTACTAAAGTGGCTCAGTCAACTAACAGTAGTAAGGATGCAACCCTTTACACCTTGGTCTCTCCTTGCATGGAGTGTTCAAAGTTAATCATTCAAGCAGGAATAAAAAGGGTTGTGTATGCTGAAGAGTATCGAATCACTGAAGGCCTGGACCTTCTAAGACAAGCAGGAATAATAGTTGACCAAATAAATTTATAAGGAATGGAGGAAGTTTATTTTGAACAGTTGAAAGTCTTGATTGAAGGGAAGACAGACGTAGAGTTTATAACAGGAGTGAAACAACCAATGAAAGTGAGAATTGAAGATAGGACCTATAAAGTAATAGGTATAACTAAGACAAAATTGTTGGAATATTTTATGAGTCCAACGGGTTGATTTACTGCATAGTAGTACTTTTAACGAAATTATTTTTCAATTTTTACTGAAAATATTTTTTTATCTGAAGAACTATTCTTATATTTGCATCGTAATCAATTACAATAATGTCTCACTTTAAAAAGAGTAAAAAATGAAAGCTCAATTATTTGAATCAAAATCGGAAAAAGAAATTCGCTTAGCGAATGGTGTTCAATTCTTCTCTGAAGAAGCAGAAGAAAAAGAGGCTTTTATAGCCCGTGTAACTGAAGTCATTGAACGTGACTATGTTGACACCCTGGAATTAACAGAGGTTAATGCTGAGACCTTCAAAAAGAAGAATACAAAGCAACTTCAAAAATCTCGTTCTAATGCCATCGGGGTAGAACTTAGAATCATTCAGGAAATCCTGGTTGAACGCGGTGCACTGGAAGAACATTCTTCTGAGGGTGGTACTATCTATAATGGTACAATCACCGACGAGGATATACCGGAAGAGGGCTCAGAAGAACAGAAAAAGGGATTGGCCAAGGGTACTAAACCAGAAGGTAAAAAGGAAAAAGAACCTAAAGCGCCTAAGGAACCTAAAGCCCCAAAAGCTGAGAAAGAACCTAAAGCCCCAAAGGAACCTAAGGACTTAAAGAAACAACTTTCAGACGACGAAGTTCTTGCTGCTCTTGATGCTGCTGAAAAGAACAAAGGCCACATGGTTACTTTCCATTGTACCAAAACCAAGGCAGAAGCCAATGGAATTATCAAAGGAGTTCGCTTGGATAAACGCAACAACTTCATTCAGTATCGAATCCTTGCTGAAGATGGTAACATGTACGGAAAAGGTATCGACGCCTCTGACTTAGTAGTTGGAGAACTTGCTCCAGTGGTTGAAAAAGAACCTAAGGTCAAAAAGGAAAAAGCACCAAAAGTTGAAGAAACTCCTGCTGATGAAACTGCTGATGCTACAGCTCCTGAAGAAGATTTCTCTGGTGAACAAACTGAAAAAACCGAAGAATAAGTATGAACATTCTGGAAAAGGCAAACCAGATTATCAATGAAAGGTCCGAGGAAAAAGAAAGAGAATACGGACCTTTCATTGATTGTAACGAACGGGCGGCTAAAATAGCGTCCGTTCTTTGCAATAAAGAGGTCACAACCCTGGACATATATCACTTTCAGATTGCCCTGAAGTTAGCCAGGGAGGCCTACGCTCACAAAGAAGATAACTTGCTTGATGCAGTGGCTTATATGGGTGCACTGAATAACTACCACAATGGTGTGGAACCAACTTCTAAAAAAGAAGAGCAATGAATATAGAAGATTTTAAACCACAAAGATATTGTTTCGAGGAGGTATTTGAAAAGCAGAAAGAACTCAAGTTATTATATGAACCAGATGCAAAAGAGGTATATGCCAACTTTGATATTGACTCCTACGAAGACCAAGAATATTTCAAAAAAGTGTGTTGGCGCATCACTGAAGAACTTATGGAGGCTTTGGAAGATAGCGGAAATCCAAATCACTTCAAGGAAGAACTCATTGATGGCTTCAACTTCACGATGGAACTTTATTTGATGTATGGATGGGGATTTGAAAAACTGCCCAAGTTTGTTCAGACAACAACTCTTCCAATCAATGACAAGGTTCTCATGGTAATATATCAACTTGGAATAACTGCCAATGTTCTGAAGAACAGACAGTGGCGCCGGTCTCAGTACCTTGTTGACCTACTCATATTTGAATCAAGATTCAAAGAAATCTGGTCAGCTTACTTAGACATCTTTTATCACCTTGGTATGTCCAACGAAGACATCTTAGACCTTTGGTCTTTGAAGTACCAAGTTAACTTATTTAGAATCAATTCAAATTATTAATATGAAAGCACTCGGGATGATTTGTGGGGTTGGCTCCATGCTAATCGGAGCTAAACGTCAAGGATATGATATTGTAGGAAACATTGAATGGAGGCAGTACTATCATTCGGGAACTTTCGAACACAACTTTCCTGGAAGTTTTATGGTCGATACCCTGAAGGATTTGACCCACGAACAAATTGAATCCTGCAAGGACTTAGACCTTATTATTGGACACACTGAGTGTGGGAACTTCTCGAACATGAGAGCCAATAAGAACAACGCTATTGATGCAGGGGACAAGGGTGACATACCTCAGTTCGTTGAGGCAGTTCAAACATTGCAACCAAAATTCTTTGTAATGGATAACCTGCCAAAATCCCTCATCGTGGCTGATTGGTCTTATTATATGGATGCTCTCCCCGACTATGACATTCACTTTGAGTGGGTGAACAACTATGGCTACGGGAACGTTCAAAAGAACCGGAAAAGACTTTTCATAATAGGGTCCAAGAGAGAGCTAGAATTTTACTTCATCCCTGGAGAATTCGAACACAACACATCAGTACTTGAACGCATTAGTGAAATAAGTCCAGACGCTGAGAACAATGATAGTTTGGACCTTGATGAAGTGTATGGGGGTTGGGGTCGATACCAGTTTGACAAAGACTATATTGAAAGACCGATTGAAGAGAATCGTTTGACTCTGAGGGCTTTCCAAGAACTCATAAAGGATTACCCCAACAACATCAACTTCCCTTATTTCAATAAAAAAGGTGAGCAAAAGTTCAAAATTGGGTTCTCCAAGATTAATGTCAACGGTCCTGCAATGGTCCTCTCTGGAGGCGGAGCCTGTTTTGATAACCACTTCAGGAGTGACACCTTATACCCTTTCACTATTCGGGAACGGGCCAAGATTCAGGGTTGCCCGGACGACTTCGTGTTCTTCCCAAAAGGAGTGACCAAGACCGGAAAGCAATATGGCTCACTAATTAAACAGACCGGTAAGTTCATGCCTGTTGAATTTTGTACCTTTGTCACTGGTCAGATTAAGTCATTCTTAGATGGAACCCGTAAGGATGATGACTACACTCAAAAGAGATACCTGAACCCAAATGAATTCGTAGACAAAAACAAATACGAGTTTTGCCAAATGGCTGGGTACACCAATGACTTAGGGGTGTGTAATTTCTGTGGTTCTAAAAAATACTGTAAACTTAAAAGTAAAGAAAATGGCGAGAATATTTAAAGACTGTTTAGAGATGATTCAGGAGATGGATAGAGAACTAAAAGTCTCCGGAATCACAGTGCCTGTGAAGCACTATCAAAATCAAATACTCGAAGGAGATAACCAGAACACTAAGGAACTCCTTGGGGTCAACTTCATTATATCCAAACCCTTTTTGAAAAAGAAGGAGATGCTTGGCTTCCTGTTCAAAGGGGAGTCCGATATGATTGAGAAGTATTGCCTAACTGAATTGCAAGACCGTTTGAATCGGGATGGATTGAACCCCGGGAACTCTTACAAAGTTCGTCTGGACCTTTGGCAAAAGCTTATGTCAAAGTCGGATGGTGATATATTTGACTATACTTATTCGGAGAGAATAAACTACAAAGGACAATTGGACAATGCTCTCTCGGCACTGAAGGATGATGAGCATACTCGCAGGGCAATGGTGATGATATTCCAACCAGAGGACACGCTTGAGTCTGGAGGGTTTCAAACTCGAATCCCCTGTTCGATTTCTTACCAGTTTCTTATTCGGAACAATAAGTTGATGGTCCTTTATTACATCCGCAGCAACGACTACTTTAATCACTTCGGAATTGATATTTGGCTCACTCATGCCATTCAGAATTATGTTGTGGAACAACTTCAAGATACTTACCCGGGATTAAAATGTGGACCATTAAACTATTATGCTGGAAGTTTTCACGCTTATCATAAGGAATTAAGTCAATGGGTGATTTATTAAATATTGAAATTTTATTTCACTTTTTACTGAAATAATTTTTCTATCTGGATAAAAAGTCATACATTTGAGTCATACTTAAAAACAACAGATTATGGAAGCAAAAGACGTATATATGTTCTGTATAAGAAACTGCGTACATCAACTTAAAACATGTGACAAATTAGGCCCTGAAGCAATTAACGCATTCAGAATGTCAGAAGTTTTGGCGATAGCTTTTTGCAAATTGAAAGAGGATGTTCTAAACGATATTATAACATGTGTGGAATAATCATAACAAGAGACTTTGAAAGAATACCCCTGTTGAAACACAGGGGGATTGAATCCAACTTCGAAAGAGGTCACGGGTTCTTCTTCGGTCATCATCGCTTGCCTATCCAGACTCTTGAAGGGGATGGGTATAAACAACCAATCAAACTCAAAGATGGGGGTTTGCTTCTTTATAATGGGGAGATATTCAACACACCATCAAAGTATAGTTCAGATGTTGAATACCTCAGGGACCTGTTCAACTCTGACAACATCAATGACATTCTGGAGGAAGCAAACTACTGGGATGGGTTTTGGGCAATCGTCCATGTAACCCCAAACGGATTCATGTATTGTTTCACAGACCCTTTAGGAAAGAAACAACTATACTATAATGAAAGGGGTGAAATCTGCTCAGAGATAAGACCGTTGGTTCGTAACAATCCATTCGATGAACTTTATAAGAGTTCAGTCTACAAATGGGGGTACAACACTAATGACCTAACCCCTTGGAAAGGAGTCAAACGAATCATGCCAAATAGACTTTATGTCTTTTGTTCTGGTAGAATTCTGAATGTTCACCCATACCTTTATTTTGATTGGTTCAAGAACCAACCTAAGGAAGACATCAAGACGTTACTCTATCAATCAGTTGAATCAAGATTAATTTCTAAAGTCTATAGAATAGGGGCTTTGGTTTCAGGGGGTTTGGATTCATCCATAATTGCCCGGATTTTGAATGATTTGGGGGCTCCTGTGGTATATTATACCATAGAGAATAATGAATCAGAATATGCCCAGGAATTGGCCCAATATCTGGGTATTTCTCTCAAGGGTTTAACCTATGATATTGATGAGGAAATGGCTGAGAGTTTTCGTTGGAATGAAACCCCGATTGACTTAGGCTCAGTAATCCCTCAGCATAAACTCTTAGGGGTTGTGCCTGAAAAGATTGTTCTGACTGGAGATGGAGCGGATGAACTGTTTGGGGGGTATCGACGCATAAAGACTTATGATTCTCAAAAGTCTGATGTATTCGAAGAACTTCCTTTTTATCATTTACCTCGATTGGACAGGGCTTCGATGAGGTACACCATTGAACTTAGGAACCCATTCTTGTCCCATGACATTATCAAGTATGCTTTGGCATTACCTTATTCAGAAAGGATTGAGAAGAAACATCTAAAGGACGCATTCAGAGGTTTGCTTCCTGACAGTATCATTGACCGGGCAAAGATTCCAATGAAGAATGACCAAGTAAGAGAAACCCCTGAAGCCTACAAGGCCAAGGTATTTAATATGTTTTATAACACCCAACAATGGAACGTTTTACATTCGGAAAATATAAAGGCAGACTTATAAGTGACGTCTGTATAATAGACTCAGACTACGTGAAATGGGCTGTAAAGAAAAAATTAATTGTTTTACCAAAGTATATAATCGTATGAAAATTGTAAAAGTAAGAGATGTAAAGACCCCTACTCGGGGCACAACGAAATCTGCAGGGATTGACTTTTTTATTCCGAACGATTTTCCGGGGTCACACTGGTTGGCTCCTGGTCAAGATGTCAATATTCCTTCAGGGGTCCATGTCAAAGTGCCTGAGGGGTATGCTCTAATCGCAATGAACAAATCCGGAGTTGCAACAAAGAAACACCTCCAGGTCGGAGCCTGTGTCATTGATGAGGATTACCAAGGAGAGGTTCATCTTCATGTTCGCAATATAGGTATGGATGTACAGGAACTTCTACCCGGAGATAAGCTCGTTCAAATGCTATTAGTTCCTGTACTCTATGCGGAAGTCTGCCCAGTTGACTCACTCGAGAAGTTATACAATGGGGAGACAACCGAAAGGGGTGAAGGTGGATTCGGTTCAACAGGTGATAAATAAGGAGGGAACAATGAGACTAATTAAACCATCCTTTGAAGTATTAACTCCTATAGATAGGGGTTCAATCCTGAAAGCCATTGAGTTGGCTGGTCGTACCTGTTATAAGTCTGAAGATAAAATCTCGGATGACTCTGCAAGTAAGTTTGTTGAAATGATAGTTGGCCGAGGGCATTTGTCTGTGGTAGAACATCAGTCTGTTTCTGTTAAGTTCATTTGCGACCGAGGTGTCTCTCATGAACTGGTCCGTCACAGAATTGCCTCCTTCTCTCAGGAGTCAACCCGTTATTGCAATTATGCCAAGGATAAGTTTGACCATCAACTTACTTTCATTATTCCTTGTTGGTCCAAGATTAAACCTGGAGAGGGAGACCAATCAAACTTCGGGCTTCAAACTCATGGTGAAATCCTTTGGCTTAATGCAATGCAGAACTCACAGGATATTTACAACAGCCTTATTCAGACAGGATGGACTCCTCAAGAAGCAAGGTCTGTTCTACCCAATTCACTGAAGACAGAAATCGTTGTCACTGCCAACCTCAGAGAATGGAAAGAAATCTTTCGTCAACGTTGCTCACAGGCTGCACATCCCCAAATGCGTGAGTTGATGATACCTCTGAGGGGTTTGTTTCAAGAGTCCTTACCTGAAATATTCGGAGATGGAAATCAATGACAAATTAGCTGAAAGACTTAAACAACTTGGAATTCTGGATGAAACCGGGACACGAGAATATAACGTAGGGGCTTCAGATTATTCTAAGCATTTGATACAACCCTGGGCAATCTGGCTCGAGTATGGGCTTAATCCTTGGGACGCTGACATAGTTAAAAGGGTTCTCAGGAACAAGAAAGGGGACACCCGAAAATTGGACTACGAGAAAATCATACATATTTGCAAGGAACGCATCCGGCAGATTGATGAGGAGATAAATGACTAAGAGGGCTTCGTCCCTCTTTATTCGTTAAAGATGAAAATAATTTTCACTTTTCACTGAAATAATTTTTTAGATTGAAAAAGAAGTCGTACATTTGAGTCATACTTAAAAACAAAAGGATATGACAACTTTAACTCTCAAACAACAGAATTTTCTTTCAGTATTAGAACAAAACAATTATGATGTACTTCGTACCATGTCAATCTTTGGTTCTACTATTTCTGAGGATGATGTTAAGAAAGTTATAGACTTCGACGTTAAGAATTTATTGGCAGAGTAATGGGAATGAAGAAAGCAGAATCACAACGTAGACAAAGAACAAAAGCTAAGGAGATGTCAGCCCATCAGAAGGCTTTAAAGAAAAAGGCTGAGTACGAGAAACAAATGAAAGGTAAACAGTTTGAAAGGGTTCCGCACCCTACACTCAAAAACACCTGGATATTAAAAGAGATAAACTAATCTTTATTAAAATATGAAGCAACAATTTGACCGCAAACTTAGGCTCTCCACGGATAACAAAGCCCGGTTAACTCAGATTAACGAAATCCTGGAAGAGTATGTAGAAGATGGATATAGGCTTACTCTTCGACAATTGTACTACCAATTAGTCTCGAGGGACTTCATTCCTAACAAACAAGACGAGTACAAGAAGTTAATGAACATCCTCAAGAAAGGTCGTATGGCTGGAATTGTAGATTGGGATGCGATCGAGGACCGAGTACGTAAGCCAATACTTCCTTATTGGGTCACGGGTATTCAGGACGCTATCAATGACACCATTCGTCAATATCGTCTTAATAGAATGGAAGGCCAAGAACAAAACATCGAAGTATGGGTTGAGAAGGACGCACTGTCTGGGGTTCTCAGCAGGGTGACGAATAAATATCACATTAGACTTATGGTCAATAGGGGGTATACGTCAATCTCTGCTTTATATGATGCTCAAAAGCGTCTGAATAATGGGGACGTAATTCTTTACTTTGGAGACCATGACCCTTCAGGGTTGGACATGCTTCGGGACATCAAAGACCGCATGCTTGAGTTTCACCTTGATGTTGAGGTAGTTCCAATTGCATTGACCATGCAACAAGTAAGGGCTTTTAATCCTCCGCCGAACCCTGCTAAATTTGAAGACCCCCGGGCCGAATGGTATATTCGTGAATACGGAAAGACTTCTTGGGAGTTGGACGCACTACCTCCTAAGGAATTAATCAGACTTTGTGAGGAGTCTATTCTCCAGAGGATTGACCTTGATTTATATCACGATGTGATTAAGCAAGAGCAAAAGGATATTATTACAATGAAATCAAAATTCAACTTAAACAATGAAGACGATGAATAAATTCGAAAAGATTCAGAAACTGAGTCGCAAACTTAAACTGTCAGAACGTATGTTCGCAGTCATGATGGTCTTTATGGCCTTGGGTATTTTATCCACTATTGCCTCAACCTTTATTTGGGTTTGGGTTGGTTGGGCTTTGGCCTGGAGAATCGGAGCCACAGGGCTCTTGGTTTTCTTCCTGTCAGGAATTGGCTGGGCTGTCATCTACAACCTAATGCGTTCTACTATTAATCACATAAACCAAATGAAGAATGAAAGCAACCATTAATGTGCCTGGTCACTTGGAGTTGGTAAACGCTGAAGACCGGGACTCAAAAGACATTAAAGGAAAGGGTTGGACCATGCAAAGGAAATACCCGAAAGTAGGTAGAAATGAAATTTGCCCTTGTGGCAGTGGTCTTAAATTTAAAAACTGTAAACACGAAAAGAATGAAAGCAATTGAATTTGAACAACACAACGTGGTCTTTGCCAAGGACCAAAAAGAGTATTTACCTTTGCCGGCCTACGCTCAGCAAAATGGGTTAGTTACATTCTGTATGGAACTGGATGGCGAAGAATTGGAGGTAGCCAAAAAGACTAAGGTCTTGAAGTTGGACGTACTTACATTTGGTCGTTCTGCTCAGCCAATCCGAGTGACTACTGTAGAGCCTCAGTTTCCTGTGACTCACAAAGGTAATTTCCATTGCAACCCTAAGTCCTGGAATGACGAGACCGGTTCGGCTACGTTTGAGATTGAGTTGTTCCCGATTCAATTACAGACTTTGAAGAAGTCTAAAAGGGTATGGATAACCACGGCAACGTTCGGCACACCCCTGCAACCAATTAGTATGGTCTTAAATCCTGAGGTATGAGTTGGGGTTGGAATATCTTCATAATTTGCTTAGTATTACTTTACGGGTTCTTCTTTAGAGCCTGTAAAGTAATCGGCTCTATCAATAAGAAGTTTGACGAGGAAATGGACAAAAGATTTGGAGGGAATTCGAATGTTTAACTTTGGGTTGAAAAAGAAAATCAGGCTCATGGTTTCAAAGTTGGAAGATGAAATCAAGCAGTGTCAAGAACGGGGTTACGTAAGAACTGCCGAGGTAAAAAGGGAAGTTATCAAAGAACTAAATAAGCTTTTATAATGGATATAATCAAAGTATTTTATGACCTGGAGACAACTGGGGTAGACGTTAAGAAGCATTCAGTTCACCAGATTGCAGGCATGATTGAGATTAATGATGAGGTCGTGGACAAATTCAATATCTTGTCCCGACCCCATCCTAAATGCCAATATGAAGAAGGGGCTTTATTGGCCTGCAGGAAGACCCAGGATGAATTGAATTCTTATCCTGAGATGAATATTGCCCACAGAGAATTTAAGGCCATATTGGGCAAATATATTGACCCTTTTAATACCAAACAAAAGGCATGGAATATAGGGTTCAATAATAGGTATTTTGACGATGTGTTCCTGCGTGCTTGGTTCAAACAGAATGGGGACGAGTTTATTGGTTCTTGGTTCTGGGTTGACACTATAGACTCAATGGTCCTGGCTTCTCAGTACCTTATCCATCGCAGGGTCAACATGCCTTCGTTCAAACAACATAGGGTTGCGAGGGAACTCGGTATCGTGGTAGATGAGAGCCGGTTACACGATGCTTCATACGATGTGGAATTGACCCGGGGCATTTATAGAATAACAACCGGATTGGACATTGAAATTTAATTTCATTTTTTACTGAAAATTTTTATCATTTTATCGTTGTAGTCTGAAGTAGATGATGTATATTTGTACCATAATTAAAAACAAAAACATCATGGAAGCAATAGACATCAAGAAATTAAAAAAGTACAGTTCAAAACAACTGAGTAATATACTTGAAAAAGCTGAAGGTGAAAAGGCAAATATCATCAGAGAATTACTAACCACGCGTGGTATCTTCCAAGAACCTGAAATCATTCAGGAAAGAACCAAGGAAGAAATATTGGAGGAAGTTCGTAAGAACAGTAAAAACTTAAGAGTTAAGTTCCTTTGTACTAAAACAAAGACTATCGTATTTGGAATTATTAAAGGGGTTCGTCTGGATAAACGCACGAACTTCATTCAGTATAGAATCAAGACCCTAAGAGGTATGTTCGGAAAAGGTATTCAATCACCAGACTTAGTGTTCTTAGGGTATAATGCTTAAAATTATGAGAAGTATATTTCTAAATTATGAATTGGGTTTGGCCGGGCAAGTCCTGTGTGCCAATGAAAAAGAAGCGTTGAATCTGGCTAGTTCGTTCTTTGGTTGCGAATTCAATATGGTCTATGAGGGCAGAAAAGAAAAAAGGCCTGGAGTTGGAACCGTAAGAGAATTTTATGAAAGAATAGACGGACCTCAAGAACATCCGTTTTTCTGTATCATCAGAGAGAAGAAAAAACTCATCCCAAATATGGAGACAATCGTCGACCGGGAATCATACCTAAAAATAGGGAAAGGCCTAAAGGCACTTTTTCAGGAGTGACATTCTGCCACAATGATACACAATGTAAACAATCCATTGTGTATCATGTAAAGGCCTGATAATCATATCTATTAGAATCATTATACACAATGTAAACAATATCTACCCTAAAAGACCTAAATATATAAATATAAAGAAATATAGGGATTAATTACATGCCTAGCACGAGCGCGCGCGTACACGCGTGTTAATATGTTTGGGCATTTTTATTGTGTGATTGTGTATACCTGCTCTAAAGGATATGATTATCAGGCATTTACACTGCCACAATGATTGTTTATTTATTGTGCCATTGTGGCAGAGGTCTTGTGGGTCCATACGGGAGCCATACGGAGTAAGATTATTAGGAGTGAAATTCTGTTTTATGAGTTTAATTGGTTACTTTTGCGAATGGATTAAAACATTAAACATCATGGCAGAGAAAGAAACATTAAATCCGTGGGACGAAGGCTATTGGGAATGGAGAGCGAAACATCCTCCTCTTGGAAGACCAAAAACGTTCACACCGAAAAAGCTTTGGGAATTGGCTTGTAAGTATTTTGAAAGGACCCGAAACAACCACTTTTATAAACAGGACTTTATTAAAGGGGGTGAGATGGCTGGTACTATCGTAGAGTTGAAACAGATGAGGCCTTTCACCTGGCAGGGGTTTGAAGACTATCTTTGTGAGCAAGGGCTGATAGCCAGAATCGATGATTATAAACTAAATAGAGATGGAAGATATGCAGATTTTATCGACGTCATCCGCTCGATAGACTCTGTCATCTACTCTCAAAAGTTTGAAGGTGCTGCTTCAGGGGTATTCAACGCCAACATCATTGCAAGGGATTTGGGTCTTGCTGATAAATCCCAAATAAGAGTAACAGAAGAACAACCACTATTTGGGGATGAGTCAGAAGGTAAGTAAAGTCGATGGGTTTCAATACACCTCAGCTATTAGGAAGCTTCGAAAGCTTATTAAGAGAATAAGGGGTGTGCCTGGAGGAACATCGGCCGGAAAGACTTTCGGGATTCTCCCTATACTGATTGACCAGGCCGCTCGAACTCCAGGCCTGGAAATTTCTGTTGTGTCTGAATCAATCCCTCACTTAAGGAAAGGGGCACTCAAAGACTTCCTTAAGATAATGAAAGCAACAGGGAGGTACAATGATGCTAACTACAACAGGACTCTTCTCACGTACACGTTCGCGAACGGTTCCTATATTGAATTTTTCTCAGCAGACCAAGAAGGAAAGGTTCGGGGTCCAAGACGTAATATACTTTACATCAACGAGTGTAACAATATAACGTTCGAGACTTATCACCAATTGTCTATTCGTACCAGTGATGTAATATGGTTAGACTTCAACCCTTCAAACGAATTCTGGTATCATACCGAAATCGGGGACGACCCGGACTTCGAAGAACTGATTCTTACTTATAAAGACAATGAGGCCTTATCTGAGTCTATCGTTAAGGAAATTGAGAAGGCCAAGGCTAAGGCTTACTTTAATCCAAACCTTGAATTACCTGACCTCCTTGACAAGGATAACATCAAAAGCTACTATTGGCACAACTGGTGGAAGGTTTACGGTCTTGGTCTTATTGGAACGTTGGAAGGGGTCATCTTTACTAACTGGAAGCAGATTGATGAGATACCTCGGGAAGCAAGACTCTTAGGGTATGCGATTGACTTTGGGTTTACCAATGACCCTTCGACCCTGGTGGCCGCTTATCACTGGAATGGAAAGACCATTTGGGATGAGTTAATATATCAGACAGGTATGACCAATGGGGACATTGCCAACATGATGAAGTCCCTCGGGGTTAAGTCAACCGATACCATTATAGCTGATTCGGCAGAGCCTAAGTCTATTGCTGAGATAAATAGATATGGGTTCAAGATTCAACCTGCAGACAAAGGACCAGACTCCGTGAACTTTGGTATTGATGTACTTCAGGAAGAAGAATTTTGGGTGACCAAGCGTAGTACCAATATGATTAAGGAACTTAGGAAATATATGTGGGATAAGGACAAAACAGGCAAAACACTGAATAAACCTGTGGATGCTTTCAACCATACCATTGACCCGATGAGGTATTTGGCTACGGCAAAGATGAGTAAACAGAAACAAAAGAGAGGATTGAAACGCCGTAATTGAAAATTTATTTATACTTTTGCATGGTGATACAAAGTAGATGTATTACATTTGCAGAATTAATGTATAATTTTAAAACAAAAGAACAATGAGCTTACTATGTAATTGTCCCGCAGGGGCTGCTCTGGCTGATATTCCAATCAGCGAATGCCCTGAGTCATTCGGCCAAGTTCAAAAGGTTATCTTCCAGAGAATCTTTAGTACTGGCTCAACAAAGAACTCTTTCATTGCTTCAACCGCAGACCCCAAGCTTAAAGCTTCATGGACTCCTGTATTGGCTGCAGCAGATGGAACTAAAGTAGTTCAGTCTCCTTATATCCAAGCGCCAACCACTGAGGCCGGTGCTGCTAAGGTATATGGTGGAGGGAACGAAACTCTTGGAGGTATCGAAATCATTATCGGACGTGAACCAACTTCTTTCACTGGTAACATCTTGAGGTCAACTCAGGACACAATCGCTGCATTGAAGACTTTCATGTGTGAGACTGTTGGTGTTTACCTAGTGGATGAATTTGGTCGTATTGGTGCATTGGTTGACAATCGCACAACCCCGACTAAGTACTTCCCTATTCCTATTCAAGGCCTGTTCGTTGGTGACAAATCCCTTGGAGGTTTGGAAGCTCCTGACATGAACGTTGTTTCATGGAAGTTCTTTCCTAACTGGTCAGACAACTTGGTTATCTTGACCCCAACCGATTTCAACGCATTGACTGATTTGGTGAACCCTTAATCTCTGAACCATGGAAAGAACGAATAGAGTAGTTCTCCAGGTGGGAGATAAGAGACAGGAGTTCGAAATCAATCACGCTGAGAGAATCCTGCGAATGCCAGACAATGGAGGGTGGCACCTCCCTGATGATTCTAACTTCATAATGGACGAAACGAATGGCCTTACAAGTAAGCGAAATAAAGGACAGAATAAAAAGTCCGAAGAAGACTCAAACAATTAAGAAAGCAATTAGGCATGAGAACCGGCTACGGTTCCATGCCGAAAGCTTTATGGAGCCTTCGGAAATCTCACAGCCATTGACTGTGTTTCTGGATTGGGTCAAGACCCTCATCCCTAAAGACAAATATAAGGTGTTTGTGAGCCTGTTCCAATTTCCTACGCCTATCGTTCAACTTAGCAATACCATATTCAATGAATTGGAACGGGTATTCGATGGAAAGAACCCCTCAGTGAACTACCAGTTTACAGACACAACCTTCAAAGATGATTGGGAATGGTACAGACAGGAGGTCTTAAAAGAACCAGTTGTATGGAGAAAGAAAGGATGGGATGCTGTCAAGACTGCTATCAATTCAATCTTGATAGTTGATTTGCCTGAAGAACAAAAAGGAGATTACCCCGAACCATATTTCTATTTCTTAGGAATAGAGCATGTAATTGATTACGAATTCAAAAGAGGGGTTCTTGATTGGATTATCTTTAAGCAACCGGGTAATAAGATTGCTTGTTTTGATGATACTTACTTCCGCACTATTCAATTGGATAAGGATGGAAAACCCTCAGGAGAACCAATTGAACGTGAGCATGGTTTGGGATTCTGTCCGGCCCGTTTCTTCTGGTCCACTGAACTTACTCAACAACAACCAGAACTTAAGAGGTCTCCTTTGTCTCCCCAATTAGCCAACTTGGATTGGTTACTATTCTTCTCCATCAGTAAAAGGCACCTTGACCTCTATGCTCCATATCCAATCTACTCAGCCTATGAAGCTGACTGTGATTTCAGGAACAACGAAACAGGAGACTATTGTGATGGGGGTTACCTTCGGGACCAAGACCAACACTTTAAAGTATTAAGGGATGGAACTGTTGAACAATGCCCTGTATGTGCAACCAAACGTCTTGCAGGGGTTGGGTCCTTCATTGAGGTTCCTGTGCCATTAAGCAAAGACGATGCTGACCTACGAAACCCTGTCCAAATAACTACCATTGACAAAACCTCCCTAGACTATAACGTTGAAGAAGTCAACAGGTTGAAAGCTGAGGTATTTACTTCCGTTATAGGAATGGGGGGTGATGTTCAACAGAAACAAAGCATTAATGAATTACAGGTTGAAGCCAACTTCGAAAGTAGATTGGCCGTCCTTAATTCTCTGAAGGGTAATCTGGAATCGGCCCGTAAGTTTGTAGATGATACATGTTGCTCACTCAGGTATGGGGAGAACTTCCTCGGGAGTTCAATCTCAATGGGTACTGAATTTTATATCTATTCAGTTGACGACCTCTATGCCCAATATAAACAGGCCAAAGAGAATGGTTCTAGTGATGCTATTCTGGATTCAATCCAGGACCAAATCATTGAAACAGAGTATAGGAATGACGAACAGGAGATGCAAAGGATGTTCACACTGAAGCATCTTGAACCTTACAGACACTTCACGTTTGATGAACTGATGAAACTACAAGAGAAGCAGTTATTAAACACAGAGTCACTAAAAATTAAAATTAATTTTTCTACATTTGTAGACAGGTTCGAAAGAGAGAATACAAACATCATCGAGTTTGGTTCACAATTGGACTTCGATAAGAAAATAAATATCATTAACGAAAAATTTAAAGAGTATGTCAGAGAACAAGACAACCCAGTCGGAAGCACAACTTAAAGCTGCTGAAGAACTCGCCAAGAACAAAAAGGCGATTGAGTCTGCTAAAGCTGCTACTGAGACTGCCAAGGAAAAGTACTTGGATGCTCAGGGAGCTTTAAAGGATACGAAAAAAGATGATGCTAAAGCGGTTGAGACTGCTAAGGCCAATCTCGAAACTGCTAAGGCCGATTACTTGAAAAAGAAAGAAGCTGAAACACAAGCCCGAATCAAAGGGGCTCAAAACGGTTCGTATTTGCCGGAAGAAAACGAACGTGGAATTTTCCATGTGAAATTGGACAAACCAGCATTCGACCCTAAGTCAGGCAAGAAACTCTCAAAGGAATACATTCAGAAGTTTACTTCTGCAGAATGGAATCACTTTGAAAAGAATAGTTCCGGTCTTGGGTACGAACAGACTATCATGTGGAATCCTGAAGTCTACAACCTGTAATCAATTAATATTAATCATAATTTAAAGGGTAAAAATTATGGCACTTACACCAGAAGTAATCAAGGCGAATGAATCGCTTGCCACATTGAACGATGCTCAATTAGCAGCAATCGCCACGTTGTCCGTTAATGACGAACAATCAGTATTAAACACCAAAATCGGAGAACTCCACGGGTTGTATGACCGAGATGTCAAAGAGGTTTCAGGGGTGGAAAAGAACCAGGGTGAAAAATCCTATGACTATGTTAAAAGGGTTCTTGGGGACTTCAAATCTAAAGTAGGGGGTTCAACTGAACTTCAAACCAAAGTGTCTCAGTACGAAACTGAAATTCAGACCTTAAAGACTCAGATTGCTGAGGGTAAGGGTAACGAGGCAATGAAGCAACAGTTGACCGATGCACAAAGCCAATTGGCTGCTTTAAGGACTCAGTATGAAACTGACAAACAGACTTGGGGTACAAAGGAAAAGGAATTCTCTCAACAGATTACAGGCATACAGGTTAAAACCCAATTTGAAAAGGCCACTGCTGGTCTTAAGTTCAAAACCGGTTATCCTGAAGGAGTTCAAAGGACTTTGCTTAAATCTGCTGAAGATGGCATCTTGAACCAATACAAACCTGATTGGGTTGAGGTAGACGGTCAGAAGATTATGGTCTTCAGGGATTCAAAAGGGGAGATTCTTCGCAACAAGAACAATGCCCTTAATCCTTACACTGCTCAGGAACTTATCAGTGAACAACTGAAAGAAGTTCTTGACCCTGGAAAGAAGACAACAGGAACAGGGACCGAAGAACCTGGAAAGAACCCACAGGACGTAATTGAAATCGTTGACATTGC